TTTAAAGTATCAAATAGTGTCCATTCCTAAGAAAGAAAGGGATAGAAAGGGAATTTCCCAGGGGAGGGCTAGTGTTACAGCGACGAAGGAGCGCCCTCCCCTGGGGTTTGGGGCGGAGCCCCATCCGAGGCGCGAAGCGCCGAGGCTGTGGAGGCGCGTAGCGCCGACTTCTTTTGGGGGGATTCGTCTTGTGCAGCGCCAGCGGAACGTTTGCGGCCCTTGAGGCTGACGAGCTTGCCGTCATGCACCCCCCATAGAGCCCATCTGTCTGGGCTGAGCCAACTTGTCATTGGCATGGTGTTGGTAAACACCCATACGTGCGGGCGTTCAATGGTCACAGTGCGGCCCTTGTTTCGCACGTCCCACAGGTAGCCATCCTTGACCATTTCGATGGTGGCGTACAGCTGTTTGTAATCCTTGTCCTTCAGCGCACGCGGGACATCAAACAGGAAGGCCGTGGACGTGAAGTCCATGCAGAAGCCCATGACTTGTTTCACATCACAAATCGGTGGCACGGTAGTGGCCAACTTGTGGTAGCGCAGGTAGGCGCCCAGGCTTCCTTTGCCGATGCCACCGGCTTCATCGTAGATGACATTAACTTGTCGGGGATGGGGTGTCTCCTTCATCCCCTTGACCACTGTGTCTTGCCAGGGCCGTAGGCCCTTCTCCTCGAGTAGCTTGACTTCTCGTGTCATCAGTGGCGGCGGTACGTCAGCGCTCGTCCACGGTCCAAGAAGGCGTGTCTCCCTTTTCACCACGTAGTTGAACTTGTGCTTGTTCACATTTGCCGTGGGCGTATAGTGCACCGTCATTGACGCTAGCACGGGGAACAGTTTGAGCAGCCCGGTGATGCGTTGCTGTCTGCGCAGTTGGATGCGCCCTTGCCAGTGCTTCTTGCCCGTTGTGGGCGTTATTTCCAGTTGGAATGCCCAGTGCACACAATCATTTTTGATCTCATCCATTACGGGCGTGTGGTCGTCATTTTCGCCCCACGCAGTGAAGTCCCATGTCTTGACGTTCGGACTTTGTGCCATGCTGAATAGTCTCTAAAGTTTGAGACTAAGGTAAGTATGTTATAATAAAAATTTTGGACGGGAGGCCTGTCCTCCGTGAATTACGGAAAAAATTTGTCAGCCCCTTAGAGTATAACACTCTATTTCTGACAGACATTCCATGAATGCCGTTCAAACGCAAGTACTCTCGCAAGAGCAAAAAGCGCAGCTATGGGACGCGATTCAAGCGTCGAAGGATGACAAAGCGGAGCTACAAGAGCTATCGGATGACGAGGACACCGAGGAGAATGCCGTCGATGGCAAAGCGGTCCCAATTCCTGACGTGGGGGAAACCAAGAAAGTCCTTGGGAACCCTTATCCCCAACCGAATGATCGTCAAGATGCCGTACTTCCAGGCAGCAACGCTGGTGGCGTCAGGTGTCGCCTATGTGGATCGTACTTTCGAGCTGACGAGTATACACGATCCCGACGTGACGGGCACTGGTCACCGGCCTCGTATGGTGGCGCAGTACAACGCCCTATATTCGTACTACCGCGTGCGCTCGGTGGCGGTCCGGATCGAAATGAACAACCTTTCAACCGATGCAACGACGGGCAGTTCCCAAGTCGTGGGGACATGCGTGAGTGATTTCTCGACTGCTGCGACAAACTTGGAGGACATCATCGAGTCTCCTCAAACATCTGGATACATCAAGAACAAGTGGAAGATGGTTAACCACAACGCGACGAGCTATGCGCCCAACAGATATGTGCGCAAGTCCACGTTCGACATTGATTCGCTGCGTGCTGCAATCTATCCAGCTGGTGGTCAGGCACCAAACATCGCCGCACTTTATACGGCCGTGGGCAATAATCCGGCCAGCTATAACGTGTATTTCAACGTTTACTCAGGCAACTGGGCCAATGCTACTGACAGCAACACGGACTTCGATTACAACATCAAGCTGACCTACGAGGTCGAGTATGCCGATCCTATTATTCAGGCGGCAAGCTGATAAACACCGTTTTGGCCTTTTGTGTATACATGTAATACAATAGTCTTTAAAGTATCAAATAGTGTCCATTCCTAAGAAAGAAAGGGATAGAAAGGGAATTTCCCAGGGGAGGGCTAGTGTTACAGCGACGAAGGAGCGCCCTCCCCTGGGGTTTGGGGCGGAGCCC